GTCGATGAACACATCGAATCCCTGCGCTGCTTCTTTGATCGCTTCCCACGTGTTATTTGACACTGGCTTCCCGCGCTGGCTTTTGTTGTCTGTGATCGTTGCTATTGCGCCCGCGCTTACCGTTGGGGCCATCGAGTTGATCATCCTTGACACCAAATCGTTTGTGGTGAAGTTGGGGCCAACCGTGTCATTGAATTGGAATCCTTGGATCGCATCCCCTCCATCAACAGCGGATATTTCCGTGATCCAATTCTCCTTCTCACGGTACGAATAGCAGGACATGATCCGGCCTTGGAATATAACAGGGAGCTTTAAATTGTCTTGGTAGCCAGCTTGCAAAACGAGATGCTTCCTGTTGGTTAACAGGTTGTGATCCCAATAATCCGCATACAGCAACCTTCGCGTGTCAGCGGAGAGATTATAGAGGCGAAATGATCCGGTGTTGACAGAAGCGTTGATGTCCCGCGCGATATGAAGCTCAAGCGTAAGGGGGGATTGAATAACGACGGTGTTTGAACCGCCCTTCTTAACGGGGAATTTTCCGTTGATCTGAGAGGACTGCGCGTAGGGCGTCACCTCAACGGTCATTTTGAAAACTCGTCCAAACTTCATGGCGCGGGGGCCACCAGTGTGGCGTCAAGGGTCGCCATGTCGTCAGCATTTAAAAGATGCATCACGGAACGCCCGCTATCAAAATCGGTTAAGTTCACAGGATCGACACCATCATTCGATGTAATCCCAATTCCGAAACCGAGATATTTTCTCCATTGCTTTAAGATATTGTAATGGTTCGTCACCACGATCCCATAGCATGAGAACGTCCCATAAGCGACGTCCATCGTCCAGCGTTGAATGGCGGGTCGATAGTTTAAGGTCAATGTCACTGCCGACCCATCGTCAAGCGTGACTTGGATCAACTGAGAAACGTTGTCAGATATGTTGTCTATATATTTTGGCATTTTAATGCTTTGAGAAAACCCCTTTCGTTGCATTCCAGAAACCAACCGCTGCATTCTTAACTGTTGATACTATATTGGTGAATGAGAATGGCCCATCTGTTTTTGGATTTTGAGCCGATCCACCAGTAGGCCCGCCAGCGACCGTATTCCCCACATTGGATTGAATATTATTTCGACTGGACTTGTAATTCACCTTGGCAGCTGCCACCTTCACAAACCGAATCTGCTTAAGGCGCACCGTGATGTCGCTCACTGAAATTGAATCCTCATGCTGAACCATTGAAATGGACTCGATCAGCATATTGTTGAACATACCGAAGGGGGTCACCACGGACACCAGCGTTTTGCTGGTTGCAAGGGCATCAAGCGTTTGGAAGGCCCGCTGTTGCTTGGTGAGGCCGGGGGGCAGGAAGAACCCCACCACGTTCTTGTATTGGGCGATGGTCTGATCCACCGTGGTTAACACATTCTGGGCCTTGGTGATGGTTTGGGAGATTTTCTTGGTAATGGCGGGAGTATGGTTGCCAAGGTACGCAGGAAGGGTCGATAGCTTGTCATTTATCGCGCCCAAGGCGCCCGGAAGCCCCACTTGGGCGCCAACAGCCAATTCGCCCACATACCCCCTTAAAATCAAACGTAGGGGCGCTACAGCAGCATGGTCTTGGGCCGGAGAGTTGTCCTCAAGCCAGTGATCGGTAACGTCCACCCGGCGCTCGGCGGTCTCATCCCCCTTATAATCGAAAACGAATCCCCCTATCCCATCCATGCCTTTGGGGGTAATGATGGCGTTGGCAAGCTTCTGCTCAAACCCTTGAACCGATTGAAACACGCCATAAGTATCCTGAGCAAGAGTGGGCGTGGTTCCAACACCAAATGGCTTCCCGCCATTGATGAGGCTTGAGGACGCCGATCCATTAGCGATTGGAGAGAAAAGGGACATTAGTGTTTCTCCGCATTATTGGTTTGTTGATCAGCCAATCGAATACCATCCGCAAGCGCCTTACTCACCGCATCGGCTATTTCTCCGGCCTTCTCAACCCCATGGATAGTGATATTCGCAATGACCGATGAAACGCCAGCCTTCCCAGCAGCGCCAGTTACGCCAAGCAAAAGTGCCGTTCCCGGATTCACCATCGCCCAATCGAACTTTAAAAAATTTCTGAATCCGGCTTGGAACGTGGCGATGTCCACAGCCATCGAGCTTGCATCTATTCCAAGCTGACGAAAGGCTAATCCAAACTTAGAAAAGAAAAGGTGGGCATCTTCGAAGTTTTTAAGATCATGCTCGTTAAATCCGGGGACAAAACCTCCGGCCTTATTTACAAACCCAGACCCCTTTTGCATCATCAAAGCCATTTCCGGGGCCACGCCCGTCTTGGTGATGAAGTCCATGATCTGCCCGCGATTCTTTCCCTTCACCAATGCATCGGAAAGATTGCGAAGCATCTGGTAGGGATCGTATGTTTCCGCGACGCCCAAAGCCTTGAGGATATTCCCCCCCTGTCCACTCCTTTGCATTTCGTTAAGGAATTTCTGAAGGTTCATGATGCTGGTCTTGGTTGTATCGAAAGAGACACCCGCCTGTTCTCCTGCGATCTGCCACTTTTGGAGTTGGTCGGTATTGAGGCCCGTGATAGCATTAAACTCTTTAAGTCCCATCGCAGCGCCCATCGAGGATTTAAACACTTCGGTAAATTTACTTTGAAGCTCACCCAATGCTCCGACAGCGGTCGCGGAACCAAGAGAGAGATCGCCCACCATGCTGACGAAATCTTTTAAGGTTGTGGTGTCCGCGTTGACCGCGAGCTTGATGAAAAACTCTGTTAAATTCACTTGCCACCCCTGTTTAAATTAAAAAAGGCTCTTTCGTACTCGTTCTCAAAATTTAAGTATTCGAGCATCAAAAGAACCTTGTCGGCATCCATCGCCATGATTCTATCCACATCACCACCGCCAAAGCCTTTCCTCCCCAACCTCACCGCCACATAACGCGACTCGTCCAGATCGATTGTTATTTTGGGACTTCGGTGTTCATCTCCTGAAGTTTTTTCCACCTTGAAATGATCCAGTCGAAAAAAGGGAGGCAATTAGCCTTAATCACCTCCATTGAAAGAGGAAAGTAATCTTTTCGCAGACTCTCCCCAATTTTAGGATCATCCAGTAAATCCTTTGTGAATTTAACCCCATCGTACACCACCCGTTCAAAGCATTTCATGAGACAGGCTTCCACCGCATCATCCGTGGCTATTTTATGAAAATCGAACATGGCCGTGGCGTCCTTCATAAGAACGTTCATGTCCATGTTGACGCCCACCATTGTTCGCTGGATAGCCTTGCGGAGGGCGTTCGCGTCAGCCCACGGAGCCACCGTTATTTCAGCGGTGACTCCGCTTGGGAGTTCAATGGTCTGCGACATTATTGGATCGTCCTGCTGTTATTCCCGAACTTGATCTGCCAGATCGCGACGCTCTGTTCCACATCACCTTCGGCGCTCGATTTGACGTTGGGAATACGTTTGAAAATTCCATTGGAGCATTGATAAACAACCGTGGTCATATTCCCATTACCATCACCGACGCGTTTGGAAATAGACGCAGCCACCAACACGAAGTTGGAGAAGTCATTTCGCTGCTGCTGCAATCGGCTTTGGAGATATTTGTCATCGGATGATCCGACGAGAACGCGCAAGGTCAAGTCCGACAAGGCGCCCATCTCACGCAGCGCGTAGATCGTGTTGCCATTCTTGGCCCTCTTGACGTTCGCCAAGTCCTCGGGAAAATCCAAGACTCCGAAGTCGTTGTCTGCAAAGTCATTCAAAATTCTGCCATCGACGCTAATGGCATCCTGTCCTGTTAATGAAACTGACATTGTTCAGTCCTCCTTTATAAGTTCACAAATACGATGATTGAGCTTTTGTGAATAGCTCCTGCAGCCTTCGCAGCAATCTGAACGGTCGGGGCTTTACGAAGAAGCCGATCGGAGTTCAACTGCTTAACGATGGGTTGAGAATAAACGTAATAACCAATGTCAGCGATGCCACGAATCAAAGCGGAAGGATCGCCAAACGTCTGCCCTGATGTCCATGAGCCGGGGGCCAAGAACCCATTTATGATCGCTTGCTCGCAAACCTTGCGGAGTTCATTCTTGTAGCCTTCCATGCCAATTTCCGTCTGGGGAATCTTGGTGTTGGTCTGCTTGAGATAGTTGAAGGCTGCGGTTTGAAGCGCAAACTTAAACCACAGCTCGTTATAAACCTCGTCCACAAACTGGTTAAGGCCACTGGTCAAAAGGCTGGTTGATCCAGCGACGTTCACAAAGCAATCGCAACCCGCAGCCAATACGGCCGTAACGCCTGTTTGATCCAAAGTCGTATCCGCAATGAACCCATTGACGTTTTTCAAGTGCATGGTTATCGTGGTCTTTGATCCGCTGAAGTCCGTTGATAGGATTCGTGAAGCGTACCCGGCAGCGAAGGCCAGCGTGTCGTTGGCGGTGCCGTCCGCGTAGAACAAGCAGCGGGTGTGGCTGTTGGCAGCTTGCCTTATGAGATCAAGCAATCCATTGGTCGCATAGTCCGACGCATTGCTGGACGCATAGAAGAACATCTTGTCCAACCCCTGAACGTATGTGGAAAGCGTGGCAAATACGGAACCGTTGGAGTGGTAATCCGCGTCCACCAGAATGCCGAAGTAGTAAACCAAGTTGGCGGTACGCGCGAGCGCAGCCTGAACCGTTTCCGGCCCGGTTAAGAGAGGGATGATGACCAAGTAACCGCCCGTTAAAAGCGGGTTAGGGTTTTGTGCAAAATATGCGGAGGCGATCAAAGCAGCCTTGGAACCTGATCCCCAATCAGTCACAACAGAAGCGGGGTCGGTGTAAATTTTGAAAGCAGCACCGCTGTATCCACCGATGGGAGTTTCACCCGAGAACAACGCTGCGGTGTTGATATTCGGAATCCCAAGACCGACGGGTGTTCCTTGAATTGAAACGCTGATGACATTCGATAGATCGAGAATCGTACTCATTGTGGTATTGCCTCCTGTGTTCCGTCAAACGGGATCGGCGCGGGTGTCTGCTCTGTGATAAATGTTCCCTTAAACGAATCGAAGTATGTGGCCCCTTTGGTCACAGAAAAGAGCGCTGTCACGTTGATCGTAAATACAAATCTGTTTAAAAACTTGCTTTCTTCCAAGGCCGATGCGTTCACCATTGACGTGGGAACGTATCCGATGCTGATGTTGTTGGCCTCCTGCACCGATTGAGAATAGGCCGAGTTTAACGCCATCAAGACTTCTTCCTTCCGTAGCCTCGCCTCATCGCCATAGCTCAGGATGTCAACCTGTATAGAGCTTAAAACGGTAATAGTCTTAACCTCAAGATTAAGCGTTGTGTCCATCGTGCTTGCGCTACCGATCACCTTTTGGCTCACATAGGCAAGATCGATATACATCCCCGCGTTCTTGGCAATCTCCCACTTCTCGTAGGCCAGCATGATCTGACCTGCGGTCAGGCCAAGCTCGTTTTTGATAATGTCTGCGATCGCTTTTATTGGTTCCATTAGATCGGTGACTCCACCATTCCGTATTCCTGATAACCAGCCTGAACCCAATCGTTCAATTCCATGACCCGAAACGTTCTGCCTTTATAGGTGATGATGTCGTCCAGATTGACTGCCTGCTTCGTCCAGAGTGTCCACCACTTAAACTGCCTTTGGCCTTCGGGTTTAATGACCACCTTCTGCGCGGGCATGGGCTGGATGACCCCAGTGATCTGAATCACCCGCTGCGGGACATTCGCCACCTGAAAGTTTGACGCTGTTTTGACCACTGGCGTCCATTGCATCCTATCCTGCCAGTTGCCGAGAACGCCCCTCATGTTTGGGATCACTTTTCCACCACCTTAAACAAAATCGAACGTCTTAACTGGCCCGTGTCCACAAGGGGACTTCCGCTGCGTCTCTTGGGACTCGCCCACTGTCCGAACCCGCTTGTTGCGAAGGCTTGCATCACCACCGCGACAGCCTTGCTTCCGATCCGATTAAGGATTTTCGCGCTCTCACCTTTGATAAAAAGATCGATGGCGCCCTTGATCGCGACGTCGTATATCTCTTTCGACTTCTGGTGAACGGGCATCCGCAGAAACGACCGCATGGGTATGTTCCGCGTCTTGGAACCAAACTCGTGAACCATTGCAAGCTCGGCATTAGTCGGGGGGGCCTTCTTTCCCTGCAATTGAGGCCCACTCCCCTCGCGCGACGTTGTGTTTCCAAATACGCCCAGCCTGATCTCCTGCCCTTTAAATCCCTCCAACGTCTTAACGAACTTGCTCAGCTTGGTGTTGTCAATGCTGAACGCGCTCTTCTCGGTCATTGGGTGGCGTCCGTATCGTCCCACCCCGCCACAACGCTTCCTGCGCCCACCAAACGTGCAGACACGAGGGCCAAATACTTCTGCCCATAGTTCGTCCGCATGAACTGGCTCAAGATGGGGCTTTGCATGATGCGATCCGAAAACGCGATCGTCGCGCTGACTGATCCAACACTTTTGTTTGATACGAAACCGTCACCTTGGGAATTAACCCCATCCCCCGGCCCGACAGCGATGAGACCTCCGGCTGATTGAATATTGAGAGCCAAGAAATGAGCGCTGGCATAGAGAAAGGCCACTTTCGCTTCGTCCGTGTTAAATAACGCCGGGTTGAAGACGAGAGTGGCCTCGCTCAATGCCTTTGAAATGTCATTATCTCGAACCGTATCGAATCCCGTCCCGAACGGAAAATCCCGGTCGAAGTACGCTTTAAAGTCCGATACCGTTGAAGGAGCAGTGGACATTCCTGTTCACCAGTCCTATTTCTTTCTGCTTTCAGGCTTGGATTCTTTTACGTTCTCCGCGCCTTTCAGCTTTTCAATTTCCACTTTCAGTCGTGCATTCTCTGCTCTCAGCGTGTCGATCGTTTCCGACTGCTTGGGGGACATCTTCGCCAGATCAATAACCTCTGGATACCCCAACAAGTCCTTCGCTTCAGATTCTGGAACCGTTAACGAATGTAACGGTGCCAAAACTCCGCTCTGCGTATGAAACGTCCTCGGCCCCTGATTGTAGAGGGTCACTTCTTTCAGTTGCTCTTTTACTTCAGCCATTGTGTCACCTCGCTCTGATTTTGAAACCAAACTGATCAGCTATGATCAAAATACATTATCTCAGCGGGACGATAAGCAATCGCTCCGGTGAGCTGACCAACAGCGACGCCCTGCCAGTTGAAGTTGTTCGCGGTTCCAGCTGGTGTCAATTGGAAGTCCACGGGCAAGTCCATTTTGATGACTTCGGGATCGTTTCGATACAGGCAATAGCGATATTTTCCGGTCGCGCCATTGATGTAGCCTTTGTTGTTGGCAAGGTCATTGTAAGCCACGCCATGAATCTTGAAGCCGGGGCCACACATCCGTTTAAATGCCATTTCGAGATAGTCGATCATGGACACATTCGGGAATCCGCTGGCCACAGGGGTCGCGAGTCCGAGATAGTCGCTCATCGGTATGACGAAGGTGTCAGGCAATACGGTGCTGTTGCTGTTGGAGAAATAGTCCGCGAGGATGCCAGCGACAAAGGTCGCGAAGTTGGCAGCGCTGAGGCCAGAAATATTTCCGGTGATGCGGGACGTGTTCACGGTGACCGCAGCGTTCGTCAAGAGGCCGGGGAAGTTCGTGATGTCGTCTTTGTTACCAAGGAAGGCGATCCGCTGAATACCCAAGTCCCAATTCCGCTTTAAGGCTTCCATTTTGCTGGAAATGACGTCCCAGTTATTGGCAGCGAGAGCTTTGGAAACTTCAGGCACTGAGTAGGTGTAGCCTTTCGCCCACGTGGCGATCTTGGCGGTGATGGGGGCGGTTCCGACGTCAACCGTAGCAAGCTGGGACGGCCCAGAAGCCAAGCTGATCAATCCGGTCTCAAACGCTCCACCAATATCATAAACGAGATTCGTTTTGATGTCTTCCATCCACGCCCCGGTTCCGGGGATAACAGGCACGATTTCCGCAAACGGGATTTCGTAGAACTTCTGCTTCACGACCTGCGCTCGAATCTGCGAAGTCGTTTGGATTGTGTATTGATAGCCGAGCGATGCAGCGTCAACGTCCCCGTTGGCGTTTCGGAGGCTCATCGCGAAAGCTGGATTCCAGTCTAATTTTGACATTTTATAGTTCTCCCTTAATTTGAATTTATTGTTGGCTCTAAATTATAGAGTCCAGTTTCCGAGCAAAACTCTCATGTTCTGACCATCAACGCCGGGATCGAGGGCGATACCACGTTGGTTGTTAGAAGCCTTGGTTTGAACCTGACCAGACACCGCTTCGACAGCGACGCCGGGGACGATGGTTCCTTTGGAATTTTCCCAGATCACGTTGCCAGCGACAGCAACTTGAATCTTGTCTCCAGCAGAAAATTGAGACTGTTTCGGATCGAGAACAACGGCTCCGATGGCAGCTTCATTATCCGCAGCTGCGACAACAGCGGGAAGAATGTTTCCTGTGGCAGTGGCGTCGATCTTAACGAATGATCCCGCTTTGAGGGCGGTTGCTTGACCAGCACCGACGACAAACGTATAAATTCCGGTGTCTCCAATGTTGATGTCTTTCTGCCCCACCACCGGGACTTGTGCGAACTGATTGATATTCAGATTAGGCA